TCCCTGCAATTATCGCGTTGCTTTCTTCCACATACTTCTTTGCTTGCGCGAAGTAACTGTCCGCCGCTTTTACCGTCGGATAAACTTTCATCATCTTGTCATACTGCGCAAGATCCGTCTCTACCCGTTTCAGCGTTTCGGCAAAGGCATCAGGGTCGCTAATCATTTGCACGAAAGCGAGGAGCGGGCGAAGTTCTTCAACATTAGACAGGGCCATATTAACCTCGCGTTTGAATACTGGTTAAAGAAATGGTCGCACTTGCCGTCACGGAATTGATGAGGAGGCGAAGGGCGCGGAAAGGGGAGGTAATTGAACCGTCAGCAGAAGCCGTCTTACTGGCAAGTGTAGCGTGACTGAACCAGGTGAGTGTGGAAGGGGCAGCATCGTAGATCGCCGCCTCGGTGTATTGCACGGTGTAGTTAATAGTCCCTGTGATTGCCACCATCTGCGTTGAGCTGAATGAAGATTGTAGATAGTTAATGGGCAAGGTCTGAGATATTGCGACAGCCGAAATCCCCACATCCATAGTATTCGCGCCAAGGGTAGCGCCGAATGTGATAGTGTTGACACGACTGAAATACTTAACACCCGTTACAGTCGTAATATTCGGGCCGACGATAGCCTCAGTCTGCGCCTGACCGTCTGCATCGAGACCTGTTAAAGTCATCGTGATGCCGGAAAGATTTGCCGCCGAGGCGAGTGTGACGAAATGCGCCAGTCCGTCTGACACTGCTGGCGTAGCAATTACGCCAGTCGCGCCAGTCAGTCCTGTCGCAAAGTAGGTTGTCGCCGCCGCGAGCGGGGTGTAGCTTACAATAAATGGCCGCATGATAGCTCCAAAAACGGGGGGCGAACCCCCCTAAGGTTAGACAGCGGCGGGATTGATCAGCCCGGACTTATCGGCAGCGCCGGTGATGGGACTGAAGTTATTGCTAAACGCAAGCTTCGTGCCGGTCGCAATCCAGATACCGGCGGTAGCATCGAGTTGATACATATAGTTGTCGTAGCAATGGCCGGTGCAAGCGGTGGAGGAGGAACTGATGAACGAGCCGCCGGTGGAACTGGTGTTCGGACGATTCAGCACATTACGCGCAAACATCAAGTTAGTAATGTTGTTCGCACCGCCGGCTAGCATCGCCGCCGTGTTGTCCAGCACCGCCCAGTTACCAAAGTTATCTGCAATAGTTACACGATCAGTTGCAGAACTAAGCTTGAGCGCAGTGGTGGCCGCCGTCGTGCCCAGGCTCGAGATTGTATTACGCGTGAAGGAGAAACCGTCGCAAGAGTTTGCAGTTGCGTTACCAGTGAAAATAGTAATGGCATTAAGAACACTCGACAAATCGCGGAATTCGCAGTTATCAATCGCAAAATCTGTCGGCGTATTTGCGCCAGTAGCGGTAAACATCGACGTAACGTCCGCAAAGTTCGCACGGAATAAGCAGTTTTGAATGCTGATGTTCGCCGCTGTGACAGGGATATTTGCGGTTGCGACGGTCGTGAATGTGAAGGTTGGGCGCAAGCCGCCGGAACCTAGGCCGATGATCGCAACCCCTGCTTTGTTCAAGGCGAGGACAGTAGTGCTCGAAATAGTCTCTGCGTGTCCGCCACCCACGAAGATAATATCACCGCGAGAAGCAGTGCAACTATCCAATCCGTATTGGAGAGTGGAGAATGGCGCAAGGTAGGTTCCGCGATTGCTGTCACTTCCCGCCTTGGCGCCCACGTTAAGCGCACTTGCGTTATCAACCCAGAATACATTACCGGGTTGCATTTGAAGCAGGGGCATTCCTCGCACCTGCATTCCCGAGGTAAAACCCTGGGGATAATTCGATACTACGCCGCCGATTGGCATGGTGATTCTCCTGTGCGCTGACCAAAGGTCAGATCCGTCGAGGTGCGCTCGACACGCTAGTGCTGACTAAACTGTTTGCGATACCCGTGTTATACGAACGCATACAACACGGGTAAAACAACTAGTCTAACTTACGGCCCGTTGCTGCCGTAGATCCCGCGCGGATCTGTGCAACCCACGGAGAACCGCATGTAACTCGCAGCCTTTGCGTTCTTGGTATCAAAGTCGTTGTCCTGATCGAACATCGGTTCATTCCTCCAGAACATGGTCATACCCTTTTGCACGTTAGTGCGGATAAACCACGGATGCGCAGAGGTGAAATAGTGATTCATCTTAATACCTTCGGGGAAAGCGTTGGTCGCTTTCAGCACGTTGATATTATTCTGCGCGGTGTCGGATTGCAATACCGAGTTCAAGATCCGATTCGCATTATACCATTCTTGGCGCGCGATGTGGAGTGAACGTGGCATTACGTTGATCAGCAGGCCCGTGTCGTTGGTGGCACCCATGATCTGGATGGTCAAGTCTTCGAGTGATGCTTCCGACAAGTCGGCCGCCGGGGACAGCGCGTTGCTATAAGTGCCACCCGTCGCGTTAACGTGGGCAGTGCTTACGAGTGCGGCGCTATCACCAGTCGTGAAATAAGTCGTCACGAAGGCGTTATTGTAAAGGAAGGCGCCAACGTTCTCGATAGTCTGCTGCATTGAGAATGCGTTGGCAGCGGCGCGATTGCTCGCCACTTCCTTATACTGATTATCCTGCAACTCTTCAAACGTCACGATGTAACCGAGAGCGTAGGCGAGATGCTGATAAGTGTTGACGACGCCCTGCACTTCACCGTCGTAAGTGACCGGCGAGCCTTGCGGTTTGTAAGGCGCTAAACCGAACGGGGTAACTTGCACGCCCTGCTCGTAAGCCTTGTCGGAATGCTTGATCTCGTAGAGATCCGTGTATTCCTTTTGATGAGAGTCGTAGATCTGACCCCACGTGGTATATACACCGGGCCAAAGTAACTTGGGGTGCGATGCGGTATTGATAACTCCAGCAGCCATGATTGTTTCTCCTTATACGCCAGCAGCACCAGTGCCGTGACCGAGTTCATGCACGTTAATCTGAACCAGCCATTTTGCATATGCCCCAAAGACGTTTGTGCCGGCGGGCTTTTGGGACAAGCCGAGCAAACGCAGTTGGAGAGTAGCGGTGGTGGCAGGAGTGGCGCCGGTTGCAGAACGAAGCAACCAACCGGAGAGATAGCCATTACCAGTTCCGATTAAGGAAATCTGATTCAGGCCAACTTCCGTCGCGGCGAGTGCGGTGCCGTTGGACTCTTCCTGTAATTCGAAGATCACGTTCGGATCGTCCACAACTGCGGCATACCACACGTTCGCATTGGAAGCTGGGCGGTAGACTTTGTTAGCATCAAAGATGCCACCTACCGTTACGCCACCAGGCGAACCTGTGGTTGAACCGGAGTCGAACAATCCGACGATAACTCCACGAAGCGCGCCACTGCCGGCTCCGATTGCTACGCCAGCAATGCCGTAGGCATCAGCGGTGCCGCTGCTGATAACCGGATCACCGATGTAGAGTGCCGTGCCGTAGGTGGCGGCGATAGAATAAACACGAGCTTGACCATTCCAGGGTGCCCCATTCAGATAGCTGACGGGAGTGAAACCGGAAGGCCGATTGGCGTTAGCCATTTAGGTCTCCTTACGCCTGACGGCGTTTTTTGTTCGGATTAAATAGGTCAGGGAGCGCTGTCCGAGCCGGATCAACATAGCGGTGACGAGCATCATTATTTTTCTCATGCTCTGCACCGATGAGTCCACCACGAATCGAAGCTGCTACCTGTTCGTTACGAGCTGTTACAGCTTTCTGATCTTCATCATACCATTCTTGCTTAATCTTCATCAGAACCAGTCGAACGGGTTGACCGTCTTTACCGATATCTTGCCCTGAAATGACACTGACTCTACTACCTAGATCGTTGTTACCGGAACGAGTAGATTCGTTTCCGATGCCGACACTGTTTACCTTCGTTTCACGCTCATCCACAAACTCATAGCCGCCGTCCAGGGCGCGTTGGATACGCTCAGACGAGCCGGTAAACCAATGAAGATGGTAACCGGGAATGTCAGGCGCCTCAAGACGCTGGACGGGGGTTGACATAGGAATACGCTTGCGCTCCATGTCGGGTTTGTTTGCAGGATTGAGGGGTGCGATAGCCATTTCTTACTCCATTGCGAAATATAGTTTAGCGAACTGGGCTTGCCATTCTTCGTTTGTTTTGTAGCGTTTGCTGGCGCCTACAAATTCACGCGCCTCGGCGTTACATTGCGCTTTAGCATCGGCAGGGAGAGCAGCGAAACTTTGTTTGCCGCCACCTCGCGAAGCGCCGCCACTGTTGCGAACACCAGCAACCTTGTCAACAGGCTCGTCTGCCGCCGGTGGCGCAAGCACCTTATCGACTTCAGAAGAGATAAGGTCATAGAAATCTGTGCCAACCTGGGTATTACCCTTCTCGCGCAGTTCCTGGGCGATGCCGAGAGCGAGACCAGTCTTTTTCTTATCCACCCCCCACCAGGGGTTAGCTTCCATCCAGCTGGACAAGGAAGGTTCAGGTTGCCATTGGGCGGGTGTGGGGGTCTCTTTCTTCTCCGCCGCCGGCGCAGCAGTGGGGAGCTTGATCAGCTGGTCAGTTAGCTCGGAGACACCGATATGATCGCCAGCTTCGGAGGCGGCAACGAGTTGCGCTTTCAATTCCTTGCGAGCGTTTTCCACCGCTCGTTGAGTGGCGACCGTATTGTGTTCTTTCAGATCTTCAATTGCAGTTTGCGCGGCGACCAAGGCGGCAGATACTTCCGCATTCACTCGATTCTGCTTTGCAAGTTCTTCCCGAGTCTTCTCCAACTGTTTCTTCACAATCGGGAGAACGGTTTCACCGCGCTTTATGAATTCTTCAGCGTCGATGTAAAGGGTAGGGTCGCCTTTGTAGCGTTCCGGCGGCGTCCACCCAAGGGCAGAAGCGGCAGTCTGCTGTTCAGGAGTGGCGGCGCTAGTAAGGTCGCTCATGCGGCCTCCTTCACGATCGCACAGAATATGTCACGGTCGTTTACAAGACGGTAGGCGGCTCCATCAGCGGGGCCAATGGCAGACATGCCGGCGAATTTCGTCACGAGCACTTTATCACCCACGGCGGCACGAGGCTGCGGTTCATCATGCCAAGCCGACGGGCCAACAGCGATAACCAATGCACGGGTATCTGCCATAGACATGCGGGTTTGCACAAGATCAGGAATGACAATCTTAGCACCTTGACGTTCAGGTTCATACAATTGAATAAGCACCGCTACACCACGCGGCTCCAGTCCACTACGATTTTCCATTATCTAGCTCCGATACTAATTCGTCATACGTTAAGTCCATGACAGTGGCGTAGCCACGGCAGAGACCGATATTACCGACACTTGTGAGGGTTGTGCCCTCGGAGGTGTAGTCGGTGAAACTACCTCCTTCCCAACTTTGCCGGAGTGCCTCTCGCCGGCTCGCTAGGAATTTTTTCATGTCACGGGTGGCAGGGTGATCGAGCCACTCGAGGAATTCTGTTTCAGAGATCATGCTGCTTTCTTCTCAATCTGCTTAAGGCCGAGATGGTGGGAACTGCGTAACTCTGCAATACGGAGAATGTGCTCGATGCGCTTGTTGAGGGCGTCATTGCGGTTCTTCACGTGGGCAACTTCTGCGTTGATAAGGGCGACTTGAGCATACGCCATTTCGCTCTGAGCGTTGGCGGCAGCTTCCGCGGCCTTCGCTTCGAGCTCGACAATCTTCGCGTTGTTAAGCTGTTGCTCCGCCATTGTAGCCAGGATGAACTGTTGCTGGTCGGATTCAAGTTGCATTTGGAGGCGTTGGGTCTCATTCTCCTCTTGCAGCTTGGCGATAGCGAGCTTCGGATCTTCCGGCGGCGGTTGGCCCCCCGGGAAGATACCCGCGATGTTATCAACGTGAAGGGATTTGAGGAATAACTTCTCAACCGCATCCTTGTTATAGCCGGGAGTGGTAGCGGAAGCGGTCTTAACGGCGATGGCGATCTGAAGCTTCTGTGAGTCGCTAGTGATGTTTGGATCGGCAACAGGACAGATCTCATCCCCTTCAGACGTGTAGTCGGCGCGAGTTGCGCCGCCAGGAAAAGTGCGGTCGAGGGGCAGATAGATAGAATTGAGGAGGTATAGTTTTCGAAATTCTTCTTTTGCTGCCCGCCAAACCCGCTTGAATATTGCAGAATAGACCTTCTGTCCCATCTGCACCATAGTCTGCGTGGTGGAGGCGGGGGTGTTTTGACCAGGATTCTCTCCGACAACGGTATCGGTAGTGCCGGAGATGCGACTGGCGTAATTGATGAGGAGTCCGAGGAGCTGGTAGAGGACGTCGGAGGGCGCGTTGACGGGAAGAGGGACGAGGGACTTACGAAGATCGTCACCCGTTGCGTCTACACGCTTCCATTCGAAGGGGGCGTGAGTTTGCTGGCCGCCGCGAATCTTTGCACCGCGCCCAAGGAAGCCGCCGGCGGTAACCTGCATCGTGCCGGAATCGAGGAGGACGTTTACGAGACTATTTATCGTTTCGTTCAACGGGCCGAGGAACACTCCGAAGCCAATGTCGTAGAATCCACCATCAGGAGAAGGGATGAAACCGTATTTAGTGAAATACTCAGTAGCCTTGATCCGGAGAATTTTACCCTTATACTTACCGCCCGTAGCGCGCTCAATGTCTTTGTCGCTGTCAAAACGGGTTACAATGCGAACAACAGTTCCGGTAGTCTCGTGGAAAGTTATGATGTAGGGTTCATCATACCCATCTTGGTCGAGGTCAAGATTGATGTGTTGCTCGCAAAAGGGAAGGGCGTCAGTATGGCTCGGGGGCGGGGGAGTAGTTCCCTGGCGATTGTCTTGCTCAGCTTGTTGCCGCGAAGAGCGGGGCGCGGGGGCACCAAGATACCATGCGTCATCGAGAATATCACGATAGGTGCCGGAGAGTACGCTCTCACGAACCTCGTTGCGGAATAAGGGGATCTGGTGCGTTTTACGCGGACACTCCTCGAGGGACTTTGCGTAGTAATTGATAACGAAGTTCTTGGCGAGAACAAGCTCAGAGACGTTGTGAGCTTTGGCGCCGACGAAGCGGGTTTTCTTGAAATTACACCCGACAATGGAAAGGTTGAAAAGGCCTTTGTCAGCTTGATCTTCCCAACTGCGGTCTTGGTAAAGAACTTGCCAGCTCATGTGGGTAGAAACACGCTCAGCGCGAGCAACGACCTTCTCGTCCTGGGAGCCGAAGGTCTCGCACTTCACCACTTGATTGCCGTCTACGATAGCGGGGTAGGCCTGGGCGTGGAACTGGAGGGCGGCGATGGTGACGATAGGGAAAGCGACGTTAGCGCAACCTGCCCAAGGGAAGGATTTGTCCTTCTGTATCTGAAGGGCGAGATCCATCCCCGCTTCATTCCTCCGCATCCAATCGGAGCGAGAAGCAAGATCTTGCTCATACCCCATCTTACAGTGGTGGCCGATGAGAGCGAGATCATTGTCAGTGAACTGATCAGTGAGGTTCGGCGAGCGAATTGTCGCTACGTCGAGGGTTAACTTGTTTTCGAGATTCATACGTGGGGCAGCCTGCGGCGCGTTCCGCGCCGGGCCGCTAAACAGTGAGAAAGCCAACTGAAAGGACAACCACCAAACCCCGGTTTTTCAGGGAATGGTTGTGGTTGGCCGCCGGTGTGCGAGTGGATGCTTGGGCGCATGGTCAACTTAGTAGCCACTGTATCTATTGCGACCGGCGGCAACCCCGGGGCGAGTCTGCCAAAACCCACGCTCCATTTCCTGCTCGTCGTCGTCGAGGAAATCTTCATCTTGCGGGGCAACAGTCATGTCGAATCCGATTACTAGGGTGGCCGCCGAGTCAAACTGGTCGTCGAGGCGGGCGGAGGCGGAGCCAGTGAACTTCAAGCACTCTTCCTTCGCACCCTCGTAGCCAGTCGCCTTCGCGTTCCAGCGGGTGGCGCCGGCACGGTGACGCTTCTTCAATCCGAGGCCCCGAACCGTCTTATCTTTGATCGGGTTCAGCACCTCAATGTTGAGGAAGATTCCTCGGCGGCTCATCTCGGAAGAGATAACGTTCTTAATGGAATTCCAGATCGTCCCACCTTCCACGTAATGGCAGGCGGGGGAATGGCGCGCTTGGACTTCGAACATCAGGTCGATCCAACCTTGCTCACCACGCTCGAGCTCCGCCGGCGAGACGGTCGGATTCCACCGGCCTACGTAGAAATCTAGGAACATCAGCCGATTGTCGGCGGACTGCCCACCTACCGTGCAACTCGTCCGATTAGCGATATCCGCCTTACTTACCGCGAAGTCCCACGCCGCCCGCACGTCCAGGGGTACATCGTAATCTTCCTCTTTCATCACGATGAAATCGTCGCGGCGAAGGTAGGCGGCGAGGCCGTCTTGCGGGTCATTGAGGAATTCCTGCGAGTAACCGGCGGCGTCCCCGTCCTCGATGAACTCTTGCTGGCGGGCGCGGAGGCGCTCCTCCGGCCATTGCTCGGGCCACAGGATATTCGAGTAATCATCAAATGCGCGATGCGCTTTGTAATACAGGTGTTTCCACGAGCGATTCTTGCGGAGGCGGGACAAGAGGCTATCCTCATGGAGGATGGTGCCGTGGACGCGGGTGCGCCCGTAGCGTCCCACGCTCTGCTTCGCCGCCCTGAAGAACCACCGGCGGAATTTCCCTCTCCGATCAGGGTTCTCCACCTGTTCATCATCTTCCATGTCATCACAGACAAGGAGGTTGGGGCGCTTGCCCTTCCACAGCCGCCCCCGTATCCGCTGCTCTGCGCCCCGGCACAGGATGCGAAACTTGTGCCCGTCATTCATCTCGACAATCAAATCCTGCTTGCTGTCCGACGGGAACGCCTTGATGCCGAACTCGTTGCGGAGATCCTCATTCTCGTGGAGTTCCTCGGAGATGTTGCCCAGCTGCTCGGCGGCAAGCTCCTCCGTCGAAGACACGAGGACGATGTAATCAGCGGTGCGGAACAGGGCCTCCGCCAGGATGTAAACAGTGGTGAGGGCGGTGCTCTTCGCATGCTCCCGTGGCGCAACCACCATAGCCTGCATCGCGTCGGAAGTGTAGAGTGTCCACGCTTCCCGGTGGATCGCGGGGGTGGGAGCGGGATTGTCATACCGGGGGGAGATGAAAGTCCCCGCGAACGCTTCGATCAGATCCGCGGTCAGCTTCACATTACCACCAGCGGGCCAGCTGACGCGATTGTGTGAGAGAGGGACGTGATCGCTGTGCAGGTCAGCACATACGTCACGCCGGCGGTTCCTGCCGCTATCACTTGGGAGACCGTCGCACCGGAGACGCTCGCCGCGCCGGAGATAAGCGAGCTGGGGCTGGCGTCTGTGCCAGAATAGACAGCTGCTGTGACTGTCGCGCTACTAATGGTTTCGCCAACAGCAAGCTGGTCTTGGAAGTTAAACGAGAAGACCCGCGAGGCGGCGGCGTCCTTGATGGGGAACGAGGCATTGGTCATTTCGTCCGAGGGGCCTTAGTGCGGATGCTGCGCGGTTTCCTCGCCAGAGGAGCAATCCGGCCCGGCGCAGAGGAGGGCGCGCGGAAAGGTGCTCGGCGGCGAGGAAGGGCGGCGGCCACTTAGCAAGCTCCGGCCATACGTTTGTGCTGGGAGACGGGCTCGGCGGGAGTAGGCTCGAATTGCTGCTTCATCGGGTTGACGGCGGCAAGGTTCCGGTCGACAAACTTCCCCTTCTCATCATTCCCCTTGGGCATCTTCGGAGCATTATACTTGCGTGGCTGTGCCATCTATTGTCCTTTCTACGCTAGCGCGCACTTTCGATTGGAGATCAATGAGTCGATTCGCAAGGTTCGCGAGGTGATCGGTGGAATTGCTCGTTGCGACGGGCGGCGCATTGCCGCCGGCCCCTACCGCTTTCGCGCCCAGCTCCACCGCTTTAAGGACGACTGCGTCTGACACGCCGGGGGCGTCAAGCTTCTCCATCAACCTTTCGACAGATCGCATGGCGAGGCCGCGATACCGCTCTTCCAGGGTCGTCTTGAGGAGCGGATCAGTAATCTCTTCCCGGCGGGCGGCCATCATACTCTGCCAAGCGTCACTCGCCATGATGTTCGACACCCAGCCCTCGCTATACCCGTATCGCAACGCAAGTTGCTTGTTCGTCACCCGCCCCTGCGAGATGATATAATCAATCATATCTTGGTGGGTGTAGGATACCTTCGCGAGATTCCCCATTGTCGGGGTGGCGGCGGCGGGCAGGGCAGTACTCATGTGGCTCCTGGGCGGGTGATATTGCGGGTATGACCGGCGGCGAGGCGAGGAAGTTCCGCGCTGCGCTGCTCATTCAACAGGGGTACCGTCGAATTGCACGGGTTGTACGTGTCGATACTACACGTGCGTAACTCCAAAAAAATAATTTTAGGAAAAGCATTAAAGTCATAAATTAAGTTTTTTTATTTGCCCCCCGGCACCCTTTTTGCACAGCTTGGACTCGGCAGGTGTGTCCACGGCTTGGACGGCGACGGCAACATGTTGCAGCGCAGCATTATTACCATGTTGCACCGCACCAGCCACATTACATTTTGTATATCGTGAGCTGAAATAATGTAATGAATATATTTTGAAATTGCTGGAACCATTGCACGGCGGGGGCGTCATATGTATGTAACAAGAAATTATGGTGGCGATTGAAAATAAATTGAATTATTTTTGGAATGAATGGAACCAAGCAATGCATCAACGGTCAAACGAATACAATCAACAAAATGGAGCTCACATGGAAAAACGATACACAAAGCCGGGCGCACCAATAACATCATTCACGGGATTAACGGAGGCCGCATGGGATGTTATTTGTGATGAAACAACGGGGACATTTACACGTAAATGGCTATGCGCACGATTGCCGTATGGGAAAAGAATTGAAAACGTGATTGATCGAATGGCTAAAAATGGCGATATTCGCGCCGTTTCACGAGGAGTTTATATATCGCATTTTAGCGAATAACGGGACTTCATTTATTGCACATGGTCAAACGTGTGCAATGAGGGAATTTTCCCAAAATATAACGGAGTCTCAAAATGGGATTACATGTAAATGTGCCGATGAACGGCAATGAACCGGCGGTAGATCAAGGTATATTTAACGGCTGGCAATTATCGTGGAACCCGGATAATGGGCGGTATTATGTAAATCACCCGGACGGTGCGACAATTGGCACATGGAAAGATTTACGGAATGCTCGGCAATACGCACGGACACACGATGTTAATAAAGATGTAAAATACTAGGAACTTCACATATGATGCATTGTCAAAATAGTGCATCATGCGGGAAATTTCCCAAACATAACGGAGTCTCAAAATGAAAAAAGCAATCGTTGGAAATACAATTGTATTCACCTTTGAAGAGGGCGTGCCGAGCATCACCTTTGACCCGTCACGAGTATCCTCGCAAAATCGTATCGCGGCTGAACGCCACGGATGGCTGGCGCGGCTGGGCGATGCGGCTGCAATACCCCGGAAAGATGCGAAAACAGGTGACATTATCACCGTGACAGAGCAAATGCGTTATGATGCTGTTGCGCCCCTTGTCGCGCATTATGAGAATAGCGCGAATTCCACATGGGAAACGAAACGCGCGGCACCACGGATACCGGAAGTAGAAGAACTCGCACGGGTAACGGGACGGAGTTATGAATCGCTAATTGAAGAATTTGTGAAAAGTAGCCTCGCCAAGATTGGAGCGTAATTCACACAATACCCTCGCCCCATCGTGAGGGTATTGACAGAATTACACCCAGATTTTTAACAAACGGAGGTCTCAAATGGCGACGATTAATCCGCGCGATATAGCGCGCATGGCGGAAGAGCGGTTAGGCGCGATTAAAGAGGAGGAGTATCAAGAGCGCATTCGCGCGGCAGCTGTGGAACGGGAAGCGATTAAAACGCGGGAGCGGGAGGAGCGGACAAAGCGCATTCTCGCCGAGCTTGATGCGGCAGGAACTCCGGATGAGTTCGATGCGGGGAGAATTGATGGCAGCTTCACCTACGAGTGCGTAGCGCCAACTGACCAGGAATACCTGGCACGCATGGCGGCGAAGCAGAAGAGAATACTTGATTTGCAATTCTCCCCAGACCGGCCGAGTTGGATGCGCTTTTAATGGCGAAGGGGCGCGGGAAGTTCTTCGACAGTTTGAGGAACTTTTCGCGCCATCACGATGTCATACACGGGTATGTCTCGCCCTCTCTCTCCTTCCCTCATCATACGGTTCTCAATAATTTTAGGTTTCGAGGATTCTGTCTGTAGGTCTAGGTTTATTATTATATTTTTTTTTAATACTACAATAACAGATACACAAACACCTGAGCACACACACTGGGACATGGATTACTAAAATTATTGAAGGCCGTATGATGAGGAGGGGAAAGAGGAGAGGGTGAGAGGAACAGGATACGCCCATTCGAGCAAGTTTTACTTAACCACTTAACGGAGAATAGCGACATGAAAGCAATACTAGCAATTTGCACGATAGCACTTATCATCGGAGTCATCTTTTACAAGGAGGAGCAGGGCTGGCTGTGCAGCACGGATACGGAGTGCGAGCAGCTCCCGATGAACTACTCCCTCCCGTCACGGTGGCTGGGGGTAGGGCAATGAGTAAATTTACAAAGGGGAATCGGGAAGGGGCAACGAATTCGCCGGAGCTTATTAAGGAGATTCGTGCTGCCTACGCCAGGGGAGAGACGCAAGGCTCGCTGTGTAAACGCTATCCATACTCGATAGGACAGATAGGGCGAATAGTGCGCGGTGAAGTGTGGAAGGATATCCCCATACTGGGCGCACAACCACATGAGGAAAGAATGCTAGCCAGGATGCTCGCGGTGCAGCGCTCCCTCGACACTCCGCCGCCGCCCCTCTCTCCCCTGGAGGGCGGAGACGCGCCATCGGTAGATCACTCGACAGTCGCCGCGATTGTGGCGACGCCCGACTTACCAGATTAACATTTCAACAAAGGAGCATATCATGGCACTACTCGAAATACCCGTCGCAAGCGACGCCGATCCCTTCCTCGACCTCCCGCCGACATTCCGGCCGGTAGCGCAGCGTCACGGACGCGACCTATTCACCCTCGTCTGGCACTCCCAGACTGCCGGTATCGCGGCAGAGCGGCTCGCCGCCTTCGCCACCAAGCACCGCTCCTCCCACACGATGTATGCAGTGGAAGTTATGGGGAAAGGATTTAACGCGGTCTCCGCCCTTCTTATCGCCGCGAAGGGCTGGACGGAAGGCCAGGTGGCAGAGTGCGACCGAGATATTATCCTGGCAGCGCGCGCAGCAGTCATTCCGCCGCCGACAATCGCCCAGCTCGACTCGTAGTATTGTGCGAACTGTCGGAACTCGCCCCACCCCACCATTGTCCAATTATTAACCGGGACAATTCCGCCCCGGTCACTTAGGAGTCTCACCATGAAAGCAGCCTATCGCACACTCGCACTATCCCCGCAAATGGCGGAGATATCCGCCCTGCTCGCCGCCCAGCTCGCCGACGACACTCTCGACTGCAAGTGTGGGGAGGAATGCTGCACACTTGAAGAAGCGGGGCTGGAGGAGGCGGCAGAACTGGCGTGGATACTTGCAGATGAGGAGATGCGCCATGAAGCTGAATAAAGATCGCTGGCTCCACGACCGACTGGTCGCCGCCTACTGGTGCGGGAAGATGCGCGACATACTCGCGAAACCCAGCAGCGCCGTCGGGAAGACCCCTCGACAACTCTCCCTACCAGGTATCTGGGCGCCACACACGCCCACTCGACATAAAGGGGCGTGAGGCAGTCTCAGCCCGTCGCAGCGGGCTGATGCGGCAATCAAGCCGACAAGGAGTCTTATGATGCAAGCAATGAATAAGTTTAATCCCCTTTGGAAGCACGTCGTGAAGGTGTATGAAACGATCAAGTTGCTGGAGGATGGCTGCACGACAGCCGACTTACATAAAGTGATCGAGCCGCCGATGCCGCACTCGACGATTAGCTCTCTCGTATCCCAACTCGTGCTGGCGAAGGACGCCCCCGTCAGCTCCGACCGAGCCCCTGGGCATAAAGGCCCTCACGTCAGCCTCCGCGTTGTCCGCCCTCTCCCCGACCAGCTCGTCCGGGATGAAGCGATTCCGAAGCGCACCTACGCGAAGGTGGCGAAGGGAGTGGACATTATGACCCTCACGGAAGTGGAGCTCCTCCGCCTGAAGATACTACTTAATAAGCGGCTGGAGGAGTTACGTCGCGGCGCAGTTGTGTAAAAAGATTCATCGAACTGTGGAACCGGGGCGAATGCCCCGTGTCCAATCATCACAACACAACACCACGGAGTCTTCAACTATGCTCGCCAACAGTCGCCACAACACAACCGCCAAGCAATACAACGCACCTGGCACCCCACGCAAGCGGAACACGAAGAAGCTCTCCTTCCGCGCGAATGGGCACTACCCGCACATGCAGCCCTTCAATCTCCGCACTCCCGCACCAGCGGGCACTTAATACGGGACACTTCGCCGCCCGTTAGAAATGGCGAAACAACTACCTAGGAGTATCAAGATGGCCGAAGCAGCAGCAGCAAAGAGTAAGACGGAATACACGAGCGTTACAATGACAGATGGCCGCGTGGTTGAGTTCCCTGGCAAACGCAAGGTGCTCAAAGACACGATCATTGATCAGAGCAAGGTGGAAAGTGCAGACGGTGTGGTGCAATTCCAAGCGGGCGCAATCGCTATTCGCATGGACTTCCGCAATGGCGAAACACGCACACTGCCCCTCCCACTGTCGCTGCTGGCGCAGTTTGCCGGTCACGGCGGGGAACAGAAGTTCGGTGACGAGCTGGCGACCACGGCGGACAAGCCGTTGACAGAGGAAGACATGGTCATCGCTATTGATGATCTGTATGCTGATGTGAGCAAGGGAACTTGGGGTCGTGCGCGCGCAGCTGGTGGTGGTGGAGTGTCGGGTGCGGGCATTGTCCTGCAAGCAGTCCTTGAAGCGAGTAACGAAGGCCGCCCGGATAATGGCAAGCCTGTCCTCACCATGCAAGCGGTCAAGGACTGGGTGCAGAAGCGTCTGGACGCCGAGCTGTCCAAGCCGGAAGACCAGCGCCTCACGCGGCGAGCGCTGTATGACTCGTTCCGTTCGCCGAATACCAAGACGGGTATTATCATCAAGCGTCTGGAAGAGGCGAAGGCCGTCAAAGCGGCCAAGGTGGACGCGAATGCTGAGTTGGAGGGAATTGGGGCGTAAGCCTCCGGCAGGGGCCGGCGACAAGTCACCACCTTCCACGTTAAAGTGGGGGCCGGCCCCCTCCTCCCGCGTAAGCGGGTTATTGTGTCCCTTGGCCGCCGCGAGCGGCCATCGGCACTAGGAGCATCCCCCTAACCGGGTTAGCCCAGCGGGTCACCAGACTAAGGCTGTGTTAAGTTGCGACGGGCGCTCCGAGTCGGCAAGACGACGTGAGACTCCACTTGCCGGCGGCCAGGCGGCAGCCCTTCTCCTTATCAGGTGGGAGGGCTGCCCAGCCGGTTTCCCCCGCGAGTCTCGTAACATCTTGGAGTCTCCACCATGAGCACAGTAGATAAAAGCATCGCAGACCGTATCGCCGCCGGGGAATTTGCAGAGGATCACGCCCAGCGAATCATCCGATACACCAACGCCTGGGGCGGGGAATCTTACGGCGTCCTCTACGCCCGCGACTACCCTGACAAATATGCCGCCAGCGACTTCGTCCAGAACCCCGTCCTCTACTGGAGCGTGGAAGGGGGGAAATGCGATGTTTAAATTCATCCAGTCCCTCATCTGCCCTACTTCCCCTTCCTACACCGCCGAGCGAATCCAGGTCGAGCGTGACGAGGCGGAGATAAACGTCGCGTGCTGGACACTTCGCCTCAAGCATCGTGACCGCGATCTGGCGGCTGCGCAGAAAAAGGCTAATAGTTCGGGGAACTAATTGCGCCGTTCCGTGGTCATACACGGGTAGTATACAATAATACAACACGGGCAACTCGCCCATAACCTTGGAGTCTCACAATGCAAGATTCATCCTTAGACGATCTCTTTAAAGAAGCCCGTCGCGCCTTCCACGCCCTCCACGCACCGAAGGCGCGCCCCGTCGCCGTCAAGAAAGTGCTGCCCGATCCGTCCAAAACGGAGACGGCGGCGAAGTGGACTGACCCGGAGAACTGGATAGCGGGACGCGGGATAGCGCTCATCCACCGGGACAGCAACACCCTCCTGGGCAATTTCCAGGAACTCACCCACCGGAGTGAGCAGAGTTGCCGCCGCCTCGTGCGCGCTGACTCCCCCATCTCCATCGTCGCGAGTGAATACACCGACTGGCTACCCGCCGCCGTGGAGGAAGTCGCCGCTGCCGAGCCATCCCAGAAGCGTATCACCGTTATCCTTCCCCTCCTCCTCGACAAGCTATCCGCCGCCTCCCCTATCGTAGAGGTAGTGGTCTGCCTCTCCTTCGGTAACATGGTGAGGGTGGAGCTAGCTGTCGACACGCAGTTCTCCGCCGGCGATGACTCCCTCATCGAGCTGCGCGCCGGCGTCAACATCCTCCCAGTCATGGCACACGATAGCAAGATCAACCTTCGCATTGAGTTGAATAAACTATGATAAACGCGACTCTTGAAAAAGACTGGACAACTGTCGCCGGTTTACGCGCAATATGTCTTATCATTAACTTCGATAACGACCCTCATCATCGCTGCGGCTACGTTGGAGTTCCTCCTGCTTCTTCTTACTACATGCAAAATTATGACGCATTAGATTTAAGCGTTCATGGAGGACTTAACTTCTCCAGTAGAAAGTTACTCACTGATAATAACGATCTATGGTGGCTTGGTTTCGATTGCTGCCACGCGGATGATGGTTATATAACTCCCAGTTCTCGCTGGCCCTCATATGGCCCCGTTCGCTCCCTAGAATTCGTAATGGCGGAATGTGAAAAACTCGCAGCACAATTAAAGGAACCCTCATGATAAAACTTTGTTATTTTTGTCAATACTGTAAGCATGAAGCGGGATTTGCTTACTCTAGTGCAACTTGGGAATTCGGTAAATTTGAATGTCTCAAAGGACACTGGACTATTTATGGCGACGAACCCGACCTCGTAGATCTCGGTAAAGAACTTGCTCGCGCTGAAACGTGTGAAGACTTCATAGCTGTTAAGGGAATACCATTATGAAAAGCGCCCCTGAAGGTGCCGCCGGCACAAAGGTATGGCTCGACTTCAACGTCTGGGCTGACCGCAAGCGCGTCCCAGACGAACCGGAAGACTGGCACTACCTCTGGGAGTGTTACGTCGCCGGCGCTTGCAGCGCGTTCTCCCAGATTATGACGGAGCTGAAAACGTGATAACCTTCCGTCTCCGCCCTACCGACGACACCGAGTGGGATTCCGCCACCTTCGCCGGAGATAACGAGGATATGCTCGCCCACCTGTTCACCCAGTTCATATCCGATAACTGGGAAGTCCAGGTGTCCGTCGGCGGCGAACCGTTCCAGTCGTCCTTAGATTGGGAGGAGGGATAATGGCTCGTCCTGCCGCCGTTGACCCAGCGATCCCCCTCACAGTCCATGTTCCCGCCGAGGCATATCGGAAGATGACCATTCACCTCTTCTCCGAGCTGGAAGGCCGCGTCCCTCGCGGCGCATACGCCAGCTTCCTCGGCCAGCTGATACGCGCCTTCTTCTCCTCCGCTTACCTCGACATCTCTGAACACACGATGGCAGACGCCGGCACTTACGTAGTCCACGGCAACGCGGAGACCCTTGAAATCCTCAAATCCATGCTGGAGCGCCCATGACAGTCACACCAGAACTATCCGCGAAGATCACCTATTGGCGCCATTCCCTCGCGGAGGGCACGATTACGCAGGAAGAGATGAAAGAGGCGATTCGCGCGCTGCGGGAAGGACGGCTCGCCGCCGGCCAAGCAACCTCGGCGGCCAAGCGCAAGAAGGCAATAATCGCAATACCCCATGCCGACGACTTGCTCGGCGAGATCGACAGTATTTAACCCCCAACCTGGAGCCTCACAATGGAAATTCATTTTCACCGCGCAACTACTATGGAAGTCCAAACCCTCACTTCCCTCGACGGAATGAGCCGCTGGACAGAACTCGTCATAACCGATGATGAAGGTAAGATGGATCGGATAGTATTCTTCCCGGCGCACAAGTGCCCGCCGCCTGTCATAACCGCCTATTGCCCGCCGAAGGAATCGCTATGACCCGCCCGCCGTTCCCCGCTGTAATCGACAGTTCCTTGATGGCGGCGTTCAAGAGTTGCCCGCAAAAAGCGAACCTTGAGTTTATCCAACACTGGAAGAGCCGCAATCAATCGGTGCATCTGCACGCGGGGGCAGCGTATGCTGGTGGGCTCGAAGCCGCCCGCGTCGCATACTACGTAGAGGGCCAGTCGCCGGAGGACGCGGTCGCCGCCGGTCTGGGCAAGCTCCTCACCCTATACGGTTCCTTCGAGTGCCCGTCGGACTCTGCGAAGTCCGCCGAGCGCATGGCGGGTGCGCTGGAATTCCACTTCGACCGTTATCCCCTTGGCGCGGACAAGGCTGTCCCCATGACCCTGGCGGGCGGGCGGCGAGGCATCGAGTTCTCCTTCCTCGAGCCGCTCGACGCAACGCACCCAGAGACCGGCGATCCGCTCCTCTACTCAGGCCGCTTCGATATGCTGGTGGATTTCGACACAATGCACCTCGGTCTCGATGATAAGACGACCAGTCAACTCGGCGCGAGCTGGAGCCGGCAATGGGATCTCCGTAGTCAATTCACCGGATACGTCTGGGGAGCTGGTCGCGCGGGGATTGCCCTCGACGGGTTCCTTGTTCGCGGCATCTCGATCCTCAAGTCAAAGTATGACACCCTCCAGGCAATCACCTATCGCCCCAAGTGGCAGGTTGATCGCTGGTATGACCAGCTCCACCGGGATATAGCGAGGATGCGCGCTGCGTGGGAGACTGGCGTGTTCGATTATAACCTTGACCATGCGTGTGCCGAGTATGGCGGCTGTCCATTTAAAGAAGCGTGCCAGATGCGTGACCCCCAGGAGCTACTCGATACCCGGTTTGAGCGGAGGAAATGGGATCCAGTCGCCAGGACGGAGACGCCGCTATGAGCCGCTATGACGGGCAAGGCCCGGAGCGCCCCCTCTCGCCGCCGGAGCCCACGCAGAGTGTATGGGAGCGTCACCAGCAACGTGGAGATAACAAGCCGAGGGAAGACATGAAATCAGACGAAACGGATGAAACAGGAGAGTGAAAAATGGATAAGACTGCGGGACAAATCCACTTTGAGTTTGAGAACGAAGGCTACGGCTTATTCTGGCAGGAGCAGGACGTTAATACCAAGGTTAAGCACGAACGCATCGCCGCCGCAGTAATCGCCCACGTTCGCCCGCAGATTGAGGCAGAGGCGCGGAAGTCTGAGCGCGAATTGTTTATTATTGAGTTGGCTGCGGTCAAGGAACAGGCGCGGGCGGCTGAGATTGCTGATGCCATGAAAGAAGTTGACGCGCACGATGCTACGTGTGGCAGCGAAGATGACATTATCTGCCAAAAGCAAAATTGCTGCATGATCGTTAAAGAAAGAATCCGCGCACTCGCTTACTGGAAAGAGTTGTATAAATACGTGCAAGAAGAAGTCGCCAAAGCCAAGCAAGCCGAGCGCGATAGATGTGCAAATCTGTGCCGCATCTTCTATGGCACGGGTAAGGAAGATTTAGCGCAAGCAATCGAGCAGTTGAAGGACTAACGACCAACATCGGCGCGACTAATGCCCATTCATTATAATATCCAAGGCGTCTCCCTCACAGTTCCTCAAACCTGTGGGAACTCTATCCTATATATTTGTCAAACATGCGGGGAACGGTGGGGGACGGTGGAAGTGTCTGGTTCTCCTTTATATCACATAGAGAGCACACCATGCGCCACGCACACGCCGATATGTGTAGGAGACTGGGGAAAGGTGCCAGGGAGTATCCTTCCCCGCCTGTCGTTTGTGGGGAAGTGGGCAGACGCCATATCCCTCGACGCGCTCCCTCCAGCCCTCCTCGCTAGAGAATTACAATTGCACCTTAATTACTTTGAAAGGAACTCGCATGACCGAGATAGTATCGAAAGACAGTAAGACCCTCATCGGCCCGAAGGTATGCTTAATGGGGTTAAGCGGGACTGGGAAAAGTTACGCTCTCGGCACTCTCGCTGAATGGTGTGACCGCAACTCCTTCGAGCTTGCAATCCTTTATACGGAGAATTCCCTGGAAACGTTCCTCGGATACTTCCGTGACAAGGGACGGGAGCCGCCGGCGTGTGTCTACTGGCACCAGCAATTCACGCGCCCCCTCTCCCTGAAAAAGCTCCTCGACAACGCCGACATTACGGGCAAGCTAACCTACGAGGGCCTGACGAAAAGTGTGGATGGGAACCGCTCCGGCGATAACAACGCCTTCATGCAGATCCTCAAAACCTGCTCCGACTTCCATGATGACCGCACGGGCAAGGTGCTCGGCCCCCTTGACCTATTCCCTCCCACCCGCATATTCGCTATCGACTCCCTCACCGAGCTCGGCAACGCCGCGATGAAGATGCAGATTGGCGGGCGGCCTACCGCCGCCCAGCAAGACTACATGGTCGCCCAGAACCACCTCATTAACTTCCTCCGCCTTGTCACGCAGGGGATCGACTGTCCCTTCGTCATGACCGCCCATGTGGATAGGATAGAAGATGCGGTCTCGCAAACAACGAAGACAATGATCAAGGCAATCGGTCGCGCCCTCTCCACCGACATTCCCACGTTGTTCTCCGACGTTATTTACTGCGTCCGCAATGGAGATAAGTTTTCCTGGGACACAGCCGCCTACGGCGTAGATGTGAAGACGCGATCCCTCGGATACCGCAGTGGCATCTCGCCTGACTTCGCCCTCATCTTCGACGTATGGGCGAAACGGGCAGGGCTCGCGGCAAAGTAGAATTGACCCGTCGAGACTGCGGGAACACAGTCTCAAATTAACGTAATAAAGGAGCACTATATGTCTAGCATGTTCGATCCAAACGCATTTCTTGACGCAACCACCACCGAGGTGAACGAGAAGCGCCCCCCGCTGCCCGTCGATAATCCTGACGATACCAACGGCTACTACACCGCTGTGATCGGCGAGATCAAGCCGGCGAGCGGAACGATTGGGAAGGGCGAGCGCGCGGGCCAGCCGTGGCTGCAGATGGTCATCCCCCTCCGCATCCAGGTTCCCGCCGCCGTGCAGGGACTCGGTCTCCCCGCCGAGCTCACCATCTCCGACCGTCCCATGATTGACCTTACGCCGTCCGGCAGCATCGACAACGGCATCGGTCGCAATCGGGGTCAGCGCAATTATCGCATCGCAACCGACACTAACGTAGCCGGCGAGCCGTGGAACTGGCGGATGCTGCAAGGGAAGGTGGTGAAGATTAAAATCACCCACGAGTTGTATCAAGAAGCGGTGGTGGAAAAAGTCGCCGGCGTGTTTAAAGGTTAACCTTCGGGGGCTTCGGCCCCCTTTTCTTTTACGAGTAGATAATGAAAATCCTCCGTATAGACACTATCAGTATCCCCCCGAATCGCCAGCGGAAGAACTTCGACGAGACAAAGATGCGGGAGTTCGCCGCCGGGATAGAGAAGCGCGGCCTTCTGCACCCAATCGTCCTGCGCAATCCAGCCGCCGGGCAGTTCATCCTCGTCGCCGGCGAGCGCCGCCTTCGCGCCATCTCCGACCTGTCCGACTTCGGCACGTCTATAATGTGCGACGGCGAGCCAGTCCCTCTCGGCCACATCCCTTACACCCTACTATCCGATCTCGACCCTCTTGCCGCCGAGGAAGCCGAGCTTGAGGAGAACACTCATCGTGAAGACCTTACTTGGCAAGAACGCTCCGTCGCTTCCGCCCGACTTCTCGACCTCCGCCGCGCGCAAGCAGCCGCCGCTAATCTCCCCGAGCCTACAAACGCTGATCTATCTCGCGAGCTATTCGACGCGTCCAACGGGAGCCAAGGGAGCCGCCTCCGCAAGGAAATCGTCCTTGCCAAGCACCTCACCAACCCTGCTATCGCCGCCGCCAAGACAGTCGACGAAGCCTTCAAAATCCTCAAACGCGCAGAAGAGACAGAAAAGAATCGAGCGCTCGGGGAATCTGTTGGACGAACACACTCATCTAACTTACACAGCGTCATTAACGCCGATGCGCTCGATTGGCTGGTGAAGTCGGCCGCCGGCCAGTTCGACGTTATCTGCACCGATCCGCCCTACGGCATGGGCGCAGATGAATTTGGGGACAGCGGCGGCCTCGCTACCGGCGCCCACACCTACGCAGACGACTACACCACCTTCAACAAGATCCTCTCCGTCTGCTCTACCGAATTCATCCGTGTTACAAAGCCAGAAGCTCACCTTTATTGGTTCTGTGACTTTGACCGTTTCCATGAAGCGAAGCGAGAGTTTTCAAACGCTGGCTGGTGGGTATTCCGCACGCCCCTGATCTGGTTCAAGCCCGGCGGCATGCGCGCACCTTGGCCACAACACGGCCCGCAGCGGAAGTATGAGTGTTGTCTGTTCGCGGTGAAGGGGAAGAAGATGGTGACCAAGATGGCCGGCGACGTGATGCAACATCTCCCCGATGCCAACCTCGGCCACAACGCGCAGAAGCCCGTCTCCCTATTCACCGATCTCCTCTCTCGCTCTGTTCGCCCCGGCGACAGCGTGCTCGATCCCTTCGCGGGGAGCGGGCCAATCTTGCCGGCGGCCCACCTCCTCAAGTGCGTAGCGACCGCAGTAGAGATGGACACAGGGAACTACGGAATAATCCTCAACCGCTTAAAAGCGCTGGATGCCGAACCGGAGTTGCCACTGTGAGGGTGGAGGGCACCGGCCCTATCCCGGCACGCATTATGCTGGTGGGAGAGTTCCCGTCCGAGCAAGATCGTTCTGCCCCCTTCTCCGGTTCCGCTGGCGCCGAGCTAGCGCGCCTCCTCCAAGAAGCAGGTATTATGTTCTCGGAGTGTTACGTCACCTATGTCCTAAAAGTGCGACCTGCCGGCGGCCAGCTATCCGCCCTCATTCCGATGAAGAAGAAAGATGTTACCTCCGCCCACGTCCTGCTCCACAATCGCTTTGTTGCGCCGGAGTTAGTCGCGGCGGCGAAGG